CCGCCGTCTCCGCGATGGATACGCCGCCGGATTCATCCCAGATGGCAGGGTCCGCCACGCCCTCGATGGGCTTGCCCTGCAGCCAGGGGTGGCTGTCCTCAATCTCCCGGATCCGCCGGAACACCTCGTCGGGCGTCCACTTGACGCCGGTGTTGGGTTCCCTGGTGCAGCCGTACAGTTCCAGAATGCGGTAAATCCTGCCGTCGTAGTCCACGGCCCACCAGGCGCAGGAAAAGGGCTTGGAATAGCCCCAGTCGAAGGAGCGGTACAGCTTCCATCCGGCAGGGGGTCCGTTGGCCGGCGTTGGGATCACGTGGGTCCAGAGCCCCAGCTTCCGGGCCTCCTCCACGTCCAGCCCCGCCTCATGGCATCGCTTCGGATCCGGCGCAATCCGGAAGTCCTCAAAGAACTGGCCTTCAAAGATGTCCCAATCGCCCTCCAGCCATGCCTTCCGCAGCTTCTCCGGCAGTGCCTCCAGCTGCTTGACGTAGTCGGGCTGCTCCCGCATCAGCACCACGTTGTCCGTCACCAGCGACTGGATGAAGGTGTAGTCGTTTGGATCCTCGCCGGCCTCGTACTTTTTGTCGATGAAGATTCGCTTGATGTAGCCGTGTCCCTGGCCTCCGGGGTTGCAGGTGTAGTAGATCCGCTTCGGGAACCTGTTGACGCCGCGGAGACAGGCGGAGATGGTCTTCATCTGCCATTCCGAAAGCTGGGTGGCCTCGTCCAGGAATATCACGTCGTATTCCACGCCCTGCATCCGGTCCAGGTCCGCGTCCTTGGCGCAGTACATGAAGTTGATTGAGCTTCCGTTGTTGAAGCGCAGCACCTTGTCCTTGTCGTTGTACCGCGCCACGTCCAGCAGCTCGGTCCGCAGGATCTGGATATGGTTGTTCATCAGCTCCGGGTAGGTCCGCCGGACGATAAGGATCTTGATGCCGGGGTAGCGCAGGGCCAGCAGCTTGGCCTTCGTCCGCACGGCCCAGCTCTTCCCTCCGCCTCTGGCTCCGCCAAATCCGATGTGCTTGGTCCTGGCGCTGAGCATCTGCGCCTGCTTGTCGTTCGGTCTCCCGATCCTCAGCTCCGTCATGTCTCAGGCCCTCTGTAAATGACTATCATAGACGGAAACGGTGCGTTGTTCTTCGCCCCACCGAATCTCAGCCGTCCTCGCAGGAAACGAATCTCGGCCCGGTGATATACAAACGAATGAAACCAATTCGTGTCCGTCCTGGCATGGACCAGCATGACAACGGTGGTGTCTGGATTGCGGCTTTCAGCGAGCGCCTTCTTCATCCAGGCGCCGATCTGCCTGCCGTAGGGAGGATTACACCAGACCGTCTCCCCTGCCCAACTCTGCTTCAGACCGTCAGCCTCTTTGTCAAAATAGCGCTTGCATTTGGCGTTGTCCTTACTTGCTGCCGCGTCAAGGGTGAAACCAAACTCCCTGTCCAGCTTGTCAAAGACGTCCTGCGGCGTGCTCCACTCGTCTGTGTTGCTGGTATATAATGCTTTTCCGATCATTCGCTCCACGCCTCCATCTCAGCCTCGAAGGTGACCTTCACGCTGTTGTCCTCGTCAGGCCGCTTCTCCCAAATGCCGTAGCGCTTGCCCATCAGCTCCAGGGCCTTCAGCCGGTCCCTGGCCTGCTGTGTCTCGTCCTCTGCGATCTTGGCGATCTGTGCCATGATCCAGTTGGCGTCATACATTGTGGCCTTCTCGCGGGCTTCTCGCGCCTCCTGCAGAGCCTGCTGAATGTTATCATTTGCAAGCAGACGGGCGCCCTGCGTTCGTGCCGCAGCTGGTGTCATGTTGTAACCAGCTCGCAGCACCGCCTGGGTGGCGTTCAGGTCCGCCAGATACTCATGCACAAACCGCGCCTGCCTCGCCGTCAGCTTCGGCATCGCCATCCCGCCACCTCCTTCCTGTAGCGCGGGCTATCAGCCCGCAAATACTCCTCTTTCCCCCATCCTACCAAAGCCCTTTTCTGTTTCTCTATACCACAAAACGAAAAAAGGCCGGGATTTCTCCCAGCCTTTTCTCTTATTTCGCCCTGTCTTTATCGCTGAGCAACAGCCACAGCGCATTGTGGGCGTTGTAAATTGCTCTGGCAAGCTGGTACTGCCCATCACTCACGGCGTGATCCATCGCGTCCTGTGCGGCCATCATGGCTTCATAGGATGCGTTCCGGAGCCTCACCCGGTCAAAGTCATTCACTTCAGCCGCACCCCCACGCCGTTCTCATGTAAGACCTTGTCCACATCGTTCCAGCTCAGCCTTCCCTCGTTGATGTGGTGGCCCAGCCATTCCAGCTCCTTGGCCAGCTCCTTCACGTCCTCCTTTGGCGCGCCGTGCTTGTCCAGCAGCAGGTAGAGCACCATCCGGATGGCGTGGTTCACGCCCAGGTCGATCCCCTGCCGCATGGCCTTGTTGATGTCCTTCCCGGTGTATCCCTGCCGCTTCGGGTTCACTTTTTTCTGGATCATTTCAATCCCCTTTCATTCATGTCATTCTGACCCGTAGGGGCCGCGGACCCCCGCGGCCCTTACCTCCGACCTCATTTCATGTACCCTCCGTAGACCAGCTGGAAGATCGGGCATTCCCGGTATTCCTTGCAGCACAGCTTCCGCATCAGGGCCAGCTTGGCCTTCTCGTCCGTCATGATCCGCCGGATCCGTTCCCCGGCCAGAATGCCCTCGCACACCACGGCCTTCCGGGTCTCGCCCTTCCAGAAGGGGCACTGCACGTCCACCTGCGTCCAGCTGTGGTTGATCATCCGCTCATCCGCGTCCTTCTTGTTCGCCATGTCACACCTCCTGCAGCGGTTTTTTCTTCCAGCGTCTTTTTCTCCTGTTATTGGCTTGCTGCTTTGCATCAGCCCATCTGCAGTTGTCCGGGCTATATCCCTTGTCGTTGTCGATTCTATCAATCGTCAAGCCATCAGAATATCCATTTCCAAGGGCCCAATCCCTGAAGGCAGTATAGCTCTTGTCCCATTCTTCGCAGACATGGATCCCGCGCCCTCCGTAGTTGGAGTACGCCGGATTTGTTTTGTTTCTGCATCGTGCTCGCATTCCGTACCAGATGTGGGCCAACCGCGTGTTGCATTCACCGTGTTTTGTAAGCTGTTTTCTGTTCATTTCTCGCTTAATACATCCACAGCTTTTACTCTCGCCCCTTCGCAATGTAGTCCCAAGGGGATATGTCTCTTTTCCGCAATCACAAATACATTTCCATCTTGCGTTTCTTGTTTCTGACGGCACCTTTTCGATGACGGTCAATCGACCAAATCTCTGCCCTGAAAGATCAATCAAGTGTGACATTATACCTCCTTGATGCGAATACCGTATATCCAGAGAAGCAATTTTCTCTTGATCACGTACTCCTTGGTCCTGACGCCCTTGGCGTCCTCGACCACGGTCTCCTCCGTAATTGGGTCGTAGTAGACAAAATCCGCGACATAGCGAACAGGCCGTTCCACCACACGCTCCACGGTCTGCATCACCGTCTTCCCGCGCCGGGTGACGATCCTGGTGCCCATCTCCGTCTGCTTGGGAATCAGCTCATATGGCACCTGCTCCCGCAGGTCCCGGATCTTCCCGGCCCTCTCCAGCAGATGCAGCACCCTGGCCCGCTCGGCCTCCTTCTGGGAGTCGTAGCCGCGGGTTTTGATGTTGTGGTACTTATTCATCTTCCGCCCTCCTGTTCCACAGCTGTTCTGCTTCTTCTTCGCTAAATCCTACCGGGCCTTCGCATTGGCAGTCTCCGCAAATAACATATGTCATTCTTTCATCTAACTCGAAATGAGTGATTCCAAGCTCTTCTGTACCACCGCAAAACGGACACGGTTTCAGTTCAGCCATCCTCGCCGCCTCCTTCCGGGTCGGGCCATACTTCCGGGGGCGTACCCCCAGTAATGCATCTGTCATACTTCCTGTCATACAACGGGCAAGCCCAATGTGCCCCACAATAGCACACTGTTTTTTGACAATGCTCCTTAATCAGCCGCACCGCCGCAAACAGTTCGTCACGGGTTGCCATCGCATTTCCTCACTTTCTCCATGTCGATTTCGACTGACCACCGCCATGGTCTTGTTTCCATTGGCGCATCCCAACTGTCGGAGTTGGTATAGCGGCCTTCAAGCCTCTCGTTGTAGTATTTTGTTCTGACACGGATGTCGAGGATACCGCCATCACAGTCGTACACTTCGACATCGCATGGCAAATAGTCCCACACCATGTCTGCGTCTCGTCTGGCTTCGTCTACAGTCCCTTTGAATATCGGCATATTCTGGTCGGTTGCGTTGATTTCAAAAATC